GGGGTCCGGGCCCACCAAGGCATTGCCTTGGGTGGTCCCTTCCCTGCGGGGCTTTCGTCGTGTGTATGGTTTTAGTCCCAACAGTGTTTGGGCCTTAGGTACACAACTCACACACCTACCCACACACCCACACCCCATAGTTTGCCCGGCCCGCCCGGGCGGGGGGTGCTGTGTGGTGGCGGTGGCCAACTGGTGCCGGCGATTATTTTCGACCGGCTCAGATTCTCTCGCGCCTGTGCGCTACGTGGCGCCTCGCCCGGGGAGTTTTTTGCCTCCCGGGGGGACGGGCTCGGCCCCACTTCGCGCGACATTGTTCGGCGCGAGTTTAATAATTGCGGCCCGGATTAATTTCAACGGGCCGACTTTCTCCCCGGCTCGGTGCTCCATCCGCCGCCGGGGATCCGCCATTGTGCCGCCGGGGCTCCGCCGGTCGGGCGCCAATGGCTCTCATAATTTTCGGCGCCTCGAAATAACTCGGCCGCCTATTAATTTGACGCGGGGCAAAATTTCGCCGCCGGCCGCTCCGAGTCCGGGCAGCTGAACGCGTCCGACGGGCGGCAATTAATTTCGCCGCGGCCGGGGTTTGCCCGCTCACATACCAGCTCACCCGAGCCACACAGGACACCCGGGGCACGAGTCGCATGACGGACGACCATCAAAACAACCCAACAGCAACCGCCGCACCCACATGGGATACGGACAGGCTGGAGGAAGTTGGAGTAGGTGGCGGACGGTGGCGATTCAAAGGCCAGCGCCTACACTTCACCTACAGGGGACATATCCCCAAGGGTGAAATCAAAGGCCATATCCTCATGAAAGCGAGGACAGTGGACACCCTGAAATACGTATATGCAGCGCACGAGGAACCCGACCCCCCCGAGGGGGCTCACCCTTACCAGCATACTCACGTACTTGTGGACTTTGGCAAGTCTATAGACTTCACCGACGCACGCCGCTTCGACTTCGGCGATGTGCACCCGCACATGAAGCCGGTGAAGACCATGGAACATTGGCGCAATGCGCGCAAGTATCTAGGAAAAGAAGACCCCGAAAACGCGGACCTTCTCGAAAAACCGAGCCTTGTGGGGGCGGTTTTCGCTTGTAAAACGAAGGCCGAGGCCCTCCAAAAATGGTGCGCGCCGGACCTTCACAACGCTTCCGCGATTCTCACGGTGTTCGAAAACAAGCCGCAGGGGCGGGAAGCCCGTCCCCTGCCTGACCCCTACCCCTGGCAAGCCTGGTTGATTGACTTCGTCACCAACCAACGGCCCGACGACCGCACTGTTTGGTGGATCCATGACCCACGCGGTCGCAGCGGCAAAAGCCGCGTAACGAACTGGCTGGCCGACCAGCCTGATCGACATACGATCACCCTCAAAACAATCGGGAACGTCCGTGACTTCGCTACCAACATCGTCGAAGAACTCGACGCCGGTTGGACTGGACGGGCGTGCATATTCGATTTTAGCCGCCAGAACGAAGAGCGCCAAATCTATGAACAGATTGAATGGCTCAAAGATGGACGCGTCACCGCGTCCAAATACAAAGGGGGCACCCGGTCTCTGGACCCACCCCATGTAATAGTGACGTGCAACCATCTACCGATGAAACGCACGCCATCGGGGCGCCTCACGCTAACCCCCGACCGCTGGCGAATTCTCGAAATTCGTCCAGACGGCAAGGACTTCACCGACGCGACTCGCGCGCGGTGTAAGCTCCCCCCCAGCGTGGCACCTGAAGGCGCTCCGAGGATCTTCGAAGAAGAAACCCCGGAGAACCACGCTGACATTGGGGACCAAAAGGATCCCCCCAATGATTCCCATACGGTTGCGGGCCTTCGGCCTTCCGCCTTCGGCGGCCGCAACTGTGGGCAACCCACAGGGAATACGTCCGGGATCGCTCCGGTCCCTGCGGACTACTTCGCGATGCTCGACAGCCTTTTGGCTGATCTCGCAACGGACGCCCACGAGTGGGACCCAGATGCTGGCGCCTACGGTGCCGCCGATCCTTAAGATACGGCGCGCCACATCCCTCGAGGGTTCCCAAACCCTCCCCCCGCAAAGCCGGGGCCCCCTCCCTTTTTTCGCTACGCTCAAAGGGGCTTAACATTATAAATACCAGACCCATGGGTCTGGTATTTCGGCCCCTTTTTCACGCACAAAAAGCAAGCCCAAAGGGCTCGCGAGCGCACTAACTGCGCGACCTTTCAAACCGACGTAGGTCGGAAGGTGACCGCCTTACGGCGCGGTATCAGACGACCCGAAAGCCGGGCAGTCAGAAGATCTGCGGCCAGATCTACTACCTTGGTTGCCGGCGCGGCTTCTGCCGCTGCCTCTGACACAACCATTTCATCTGGCGGATCTGACTCCGCCAACAACGCAGCAAGCTGCGCCAAGAGCGCTTGACGCTCCGCCTCGCGCTCCGGATCTACCAACGGTGGAACGAGGTTCAGCAAAGCTTCTTCCACCGTCTCGACCTCGTGGTCAAGCTCCTCGTCCTTATGTTCCTCGTCGCAACAACGGCGAACGAGCTCGGTGAGCTCGTCAACCTGCACCTGCAGCAACGCGCAGCAACTCGGCTCGGCGTCGGCTGCGGCTGCAAACTGCTGCGCGCCCGAATACATCTGGCACACAAGAATGTTTAGAATGTCGCTGTTACTGTCGGCCAATGGCAAAGACCAAGCCGAATCCAGCGTCAACACACATTGACGTTCAGGGTCCGCAATGTAAACAAAGAACGAAGGCGCGAAATTTGGCCCAACGCCACCACTGAGGGCGTTGTTGCCTGCATAAATTTGCGGCCCAGGAAACGCAGGCGGAGGCGCCTGACGATAGAAGTCCGACACAACAGTCCCGTTGGTAGCTGTTACGCCACCGGTTCGCCAAGTCAAGCCGGCGTCTTTGGTCGGAAACCAAGCAAGCTGCACAAAGTAGTATCCCGACGCTCCCACCGGGAATATGATTTGTGGGTTTATTGGGACCAGGCTGAACGTTATGCCGATGCTGTCCCAATTGGTCGTCGAAGCAGTTCCCAGCCAACGACCCGACGCGAACGACTGGCCTACACCAATGGCCGTGTTCGTAAAGAAAGCGCCCTCCGCGCTTCCTCCACTCTGCCGAGTGCTAACCGGCTTGAACAGGGCAATTTCGTAGCTGATCCAAATTTGCCCAATCTGGTTCGCAGCCTGAGCGCCATACGTGGCGATGGTTGTACGACCCAAGTCATACAACCGAATGTCTGCATTTGGCGGTGGCGGAGCGTTTCGGATGTACTGAGGCATGCTCGTCGTCTGTCCTTTTTCCGACTCAATCGGATGCAAAAGGTTTTCCGAAATCTTCGTGCTCGTCGCCCACTGACTGTTAAGCATGTCCGCCAAATTCGTGAACGGAGGCGTTACACTGTCATACTGGGTCGCAATTGCAACCTGACCGAGAGCGGTGTTGGTTCCTGAAACCAACGAAGTTGCGGCGGTGCTCACGAACTCCCAACACATCGACCGGACTTTGTATTGTTGGAACTGATTCGCGATCCCTGCCGCCCAGGGCATTGTTTCGTCGAGCCCTGGATTGAGATCATACGTCTGAGTTTGGAAGTCCACCGAACTGTTCAGTGTCCCCACGAACTCACGATGTTTCAGAATGACGATGCCATCGTCAACAGATTGAGAAATCGCGCCGCGATTGAACGACTGGCCTGCGGGATACCCACGTCCCCGCATCATGCGACTGGCCGAAGCCGTCGCACGCGCTCGTTGCATTCCCAACCCGGCTCGAGCGCGGGTGGGCTGCTGGCGCCAGTTGGCGCCCATCTCAAGAAAATTCGGTATCCCCATGGTAAAACCTCCCTTGGCGCGGGTTGTGGTTCGCCGCCTTGATCTTGGCGGCGCCATCATCACCACGCGCGTGCGCGCCGGAGCGCGCCGAGTTCTCGCCCGAGGGCGGACGGGCATCGCGTACATCATGACGCAACGCCGGGGGTATATGGCCGACAATAATCGTCCAACATAAAAATATTTCCCCCATAGTCTCGCGGGGCGGGTCACTTCACCGGCTGAGGCGGCACCCGCCCCGCGTACAGGGCACCACCTACCAGGTCAATACCTCAGTGTGCCCGACCGGACCCCTACGGGGTCCGGGCCCACCAAGGCATTGCCTTGGGTGGTCCCTTCCCTGCGGGGCTTT